TTTGGTGTAGATCCAAAATCAGAGATGTATAAATTACCGGCTATGTTTGTTGGTGAGTATGCTGAGGCTGATGCAGATCTTACATACAAGTTACATGAAAAACTATCTTGGGAAATTGTAAAAGATAATCTTACAACAGTGTATGATGTGGAATGTAAATTAATTCATGTTATTTTTAAAATGACACAACGTGGTGTTAGATTTGATGCTGAAAAATGTGATAAATTGGAGAGTAGATTCTACAACAAAGAAAAGAAGTTGATGAAAAGAGTTAAAGATTTAACTGGACTTGACATAGAAATATGGGCCGCAGCTTCTATTGCAAAAGCGTTTGATTCTATGAATTTACCTTATGAAAGAACAGAAAAAACAGATTCACCATCGTTTACAAAAATGTTTTTGACAGATCATCCTCATGAATTACCAAGATTAATAATGCAGGCACGTGAATTAAATAAGTTAAGAGGCACGTTTCTACAAGGGTTAATGAATTATACAGAGAATGGGAGAATACACGCGCACATTAATCAAATTAGGTCTGATACTGGTGGCACTGTGTCTGGTCGTTTTTCTTATAATCATCCTAACTTACAGCAAGTGCCTAGTCGTGGTCAGTTTGCAAAAGATGTTAGAAAATTATTTATTCCTGAGATGGGTGAGTATTGGCTCAAAGCAGATTACTCACAACAAGAACCAAGACTCTTGACGCATTGGGCGTGCCTCGTGGACCAACCAGGTTCACATGATGTAAAAGAAGCTTATCAAAAGAAAGATTTAGACTTTCATCAACAAACAGCAGACATGGCAGGAGTGGATAGAAGATTAGCAAAAACAATTGGTCTGGGTGTTATGTATGGCATGGGTTATAATAAGCTTGCACGTGAGTTAGATCTTGAGCCACAAGAGGCTAAAGAGATGTTAAAAGATTTCCGTGGTAAAGTTCCTTTTATGCAAGGTATGCTTGAAGCTGTTATGAATCGTGCTAATTCTAAAGGCGTAATTAGAACTTTATTAGGTCGTAAGTGTAGATTTGATTTATGGGAACCTACGTCCTGGGGTGTACACAAACCATTACCTTTGAATCAAGCTAAAGTAGAATATGGTGATGCCATTAAAAGATATGGTACATATAAAGCTTTAAATAGATTGATACAGGGTTCTGCTGCTGATCAAACAAAGAAAGCAATGGTCAATGTATATGATGAATTAGGTGTAATACCTCTTATACAAGTTCACGATGAGCTTGATTGTTCTGTTAAAGACGAAAGACAAGCTAATCAAATAAAAGAAGTCATGGAAACATGTGTAGATTTACAAGTACCTTCAAAAGTAGACGTAGATCTTGGAGAAAGTTGGGGTGATAAATGACCTATGCTAGAGCTAGGCAAGAAAGATATGTTAATACAAAGAAAGGAAAAGCTGCTGCGTCACGATCTAAGTTAAATCATCAAAACAAACTTAGATCAACAGAAGAAGGTAGAATTAAATTAAGATATAGAAAAATTAAATGTGAGCACGGCAAAGATGTAGCAGATTGGTGGTTAAAACAAAAACCAATTTGCTTTATTTGTGGTAAAGATGTGATCTATGAAAAAGCACCTTCAAGGAAGAAAGGCAGGAGTAATCTTAAAGAATTAGTTATTGATCATAATCACAATATAAAAAAATTTATACCTAGACACATGTTGTGTCAACGTCACAACCTTGCATATGGTATGTTTGATGAAAATATAGAACAATTAAAAAGAGCAATAAAATACAAAAGGAGATATGGATGAGTTGGATATGTAAAACACTTCTTGTTTGTTTAAGTTTTAATCCAATTATGGATTATACAAATAATGACGAATTCATAGAACAAGTGCGAGCATGTGCTTTACATCTTAATTCTATGCATGTTGAAGCAGATCGTGTTCCAGTAGATCTTATAATTGCACAAGCAGTGCATGAATCTAATTGGGGTAAATCTAGGTTTGCACGAGAAGCAAATAACCTCCTTGGAATCCGCACATTTGACCCGTCAGATAATCAACTAAAGCCGCTTAATAATCCTAACACGACGTGGGGGCTTAGGATCTTTGAGACAAAGTGCGAATCCATTTCTTATTATATTGATTTATTAAACCATAATCATCATTATTATAAGTTTAGAAGCGAACGAATAACCCAGCATTTTAGCGATGAAATAGACTTAGAAGAATTAGCTATGACACTTGCAATATATGCTGAAGATGTATATTATACGCAAAAAATCATCAGAACAATTAGAGAACTAGAGGCCTATGACAGAGACTAAAAAACCCGGGTACCGTGACCAAGGCAAAGCCAGAGCTGGTAATGTCAAAAGTAATTTTGCAATTAATCCAGAACAAATGGAGTTTGAAAGAAGAAAAGTTCTTGAACAATTGTCTACAAAAGTTGATCAAAAGAGACTTAATAACATGGCTGCAGTTGCAGCTACGGTAGAGCCTAAATATTTTAAAACTACCAATTTAACAAAAACAGGTAAGCCTGCAGAATATGATAGCACAGAAGGTAAAGGTGAACAACGTGAGCCTACTATGCGTATATTGTCATTAGGAGCTGGCGTACAATCGTCTTGTTTAGCTTTGATGGCACAAGAAGGATTAACAAAACATAAACCAGATTATATGATATTTGCTGACACTGGGTGGGAGCCTAAATTTGTGTATGAGCATGTAGAATATTTAAGAAAAGCTATAACGATTTGTCCGTTGATCACTGTAGAGAGAGGAAATATCCGTGAAGATCTAATCAAAGCAGCGAACCCAATACCAGGGTCTAGAGAAGAGGAAAAATCGTTTGCTGGACGTGTGCCAAACCCACCGTTGTTTGCTGCACGTGAAGGTGGACGTGTGGGGATGCTTTATCGTCAGTGTACACATGATTATAAAGTTATCCCTATACAAAAGAAAATTAGAGAATTATTAGGTGTAAAACCTAGGCACAGAGTGCCTAAAGACATGATTGTAGAACAATGGATAGGTATATCTACAGATGAGGCTATGCGTATGAAAAACGCTAGATTGCCATGGTTGACATCACGTTGGCCATTAATAGAAATGGGCATGTCTCGTATGGATTGTCTTAACTGGTATAAAGACATAAAGAAACATCCTATGCCTGGTAAGTCATCATGTATTGGGTGTCCTTATCATCACAATGATCAATGGAAAAACATGCAAAAAAATTATCCAGAAGATTTTGCAGATGCTGTAGAGGTAGACAATTTAATTAGAAATGGGTTAAAAAACTCAGAAGCAAAGTTATATTTACATAAATCAGCTAAGCCTTTAGGAGACATAAATTTCTTAGAACCAAAAAAACAAGCGTCATTGTTTGGTGAAACATTTGATGAAGAATTTGCAGATGAATGCGAGGGACTTTGTGGAGTATGATAAAAGCAGCGTGCGCCCAGGACCAGAATTTAAATGTAGTGAATGTGGTAACTGGTTTAGTAGATTACTATACTGGTTAGACAAAAAATTTAACCCGGATCAAAAGTATAACTTAATATTCTTTTGTGGTCCAAAATGCGCGACGGAGAAATATGAGCGAAGTAATAAGTAAAATACCTATACAAGACACAAGATTGTTTTACAAACGCTGGAACAATTACGAAAACTTAAACAATTTATTAATAACAGAAATAGAGAAAGAACGAGGTAAAAATGCAGCTGGTATGATGGCTACTAATCCTGGTTGTTGGCGTAGTATGTTTAAATACGAATGTGAAAAAGAACTTATGAAACCAATAGGAATGATACTATCATCTTACATGGATCATTACTTTCCTAAAAAACCTATGGACGCAAGCATAACATATTGGACAAATGTAAATGAAACAGGAAGCAATAATATATTTCATTCTCATTACCGTGCAGATGCAGATATATCTGGTGTGTATTATGTGCAAGGATCTAATACAGGTTTAATTAGATTTGCTACACACGAGCAAATGTATCGCATGATTCCTAATCACATGCCACATGCTAACATGATAGCACACTCACCTAGCGATGGTGACATACTTTGTTTTCCATCTTATCTTTTACATGACGTAGACATAAATAGAAGCAACAGACAACGCATTACAATTGCGTTCAATGCAAAAATTAAGTTTAAAGAAGAATCAAATGTAATAAATATGCCAGATAGAGGTGAAAATGACAAAACATTGGAGAAATAATGAAGAAATGGCTGTTTGGGACCCTGGTCAAAAAAGGGCTGTTTTCCGCCAAATAAAAAAGCTCATATTTGCCTGGTATCGGGCTTTAAGAGAGTGGGCTGTGTGTTTGTACCCGGGTAAAAGACTTAAATAAGGTGAAAATGAGAAAAATTTGGACAAAAGAAGAAATAGAAGAAGTAAAAGAATTAAAAAAGAAACATAGTGCATCACAGGTAGGAATATTATTTAACGTAAGTAAAAATTCTATTATAGGATTACTATATAAAGAAAAATTAAAGGATGGTTACGTGCCATCTCCTGATTCTAAATATATTGGAAGAAAAAATTTATGATACACGATAAATGCGGCACACCAGATTGTTGCGGTAAATGTGTCGTGATAAAAAATAAATTATATAGATATAAACAGATCCTAGATAACATAGATGGTGATCAAGAAAAGTATGTATGGATTATGGACTACGGTAAAAATTCTATACCTATGGAAAGTGATCATAAAATAAAATCATTTGAAGTTCAAGGTTGTCAGACACAGACTTGGTTGGTGCCACACTTTGTTAAAGATAAAATGTATTTTACTGCAGACTCAGCTGCGCTTATATCTAAAGGTATGGTTAGTATGATAGCAGACGTGTACAGCGGCTCGAGCGCCCAGGACATTAATGATTTTGATCAGGATGAATTTGATATTTTAAATTTAAGTACGCTTTTAACGCCAGGTAGAAATAATGGTGTAAATGGTATGTTAAAAAAAATTAAAGATTATGCTAAGATGCACCTAAAGGATTCTCTAGCGCACGCTTAATCCTTTTATCTATTTTTTCTTCTAGTTCTGTTTGTGATTCTTTTATATCAGCTTCTAGTTTTTTCATGTCGTCTTCTATATCTTTAATAGTTGTTTTTAATTCTTGTGCACTATCTCTAGAATCTTCTTTGGTTTGTTGTTCAACATCATTAACAATCTTCTCAACACGTCTTACGTCTTGCCGTAAATCATTCTTCAACTCATTGGCCACATCAGACACTAAACGGATTTCCGACATCATCATTTCCATTTCTTGCATTATCATTTCAACTTCTGTTTGTATGAGCTCTGTCTTGCTTGACATCTCTTCTTTTGTTAGCGCAATGTTCTTGTCAAATTCTGATAAGTCTGGAGCTACATAACTTTGTATTTGTTCTTTCATGTTAAGATAGTCTTTGTAAAACTCAAAGCCACCCCACAATCCACCAGCTGCTGTGCTTAGAGCAGTCAATACTAGGAATATCTTCCCGCCACGAAACTTAATACCTGCTACCTCTAGTTCTGCCACTGACTCTCCTCTATTTGATTCATTAAACCGTCACTTCCAACAAATAAAAAGTAACCTGCCATATTGTTATCTTCTATCTTTGTATCAGGTATCATGAAGTCTGTAAAGAAATCTACCCTGTCCTGTAGCTGCTGTTGTGTATCAAAAAATGTTTTTGTATCACCTAAAACTTGCATAACTATCAATGTTTTAGTCTGATTTGTAGTGTCATATCTACCTTTATCACCCATTTTCTTGACAATTTTTTTAGCAGCCTTTTCTTTTTGTTCTTGTTTTTTTACAGGTTTCTCATTGTCTTTACTCTTATCGGTTTCACCCTTATCTTTTGGTTCTTCCATATCTTCTGACTTATCTTCATCTGCATCAGCCTCTGGTGCGCTATCTTTCGCCTCTGGCTCGTTAGCCACATCTTCTTTAGGCTCTTCATTAACTTCCTCAATAGGTTCATCTTTTACCTCCTCTACTTCAGGTTGTGTTTTTGGTTCAGGCATCTCTAGTTCCATCTCCATTTCCATTTCTGTTTCTATTGCAACCACTTCAATTTCTTCCATCTCCATGTTTGGCATCTCTAGTTCCATTTCTACAGTTTCATAAGATACATCTAAATCTGGTGCATCAAATTCTGGTTCAAAATATAAATTATCGCCTGGCTCATCTACAACAATGTCATTATTTTCAAATATATTTTCAACAATATCAATGACTTCTGTCTCTGTACTGCCACCCATGGCTACCCACATTTCTACTGTAGTTATGGTTTGATTCACAATTGTCTCTACAACATTATACAATACGTTTATGGTAATATCGTCCCATAGTGGTCCAATTGCAAGGTTGATATCACGTCCACCAATTTCTATAACTAAAGTTGTAATTGATCCTGCAAAATCAAAACCACCTGCGTACTCTTGAAATCCACTTGTTACACCTGATTCTGATAGTATGTCAGTGCCACTAAATACATTTGTGTTACCATTACGTCCTGTTACATGTAAATATATGCGGTCTTGTGGGTCTTGTTTATCAACTTTTATTGTGTAATTTGTTCTCCCTCCGTGCTCTATGTCAAGAGAAGATATATCAACTGTATTAACAAAGGTCGTACCCATTCCTTCTACGCCCATGGTGCTTGTGCTATTACCTGACCCTGTAATTTGTGCACATTTATCTGTGCCTAATCCATAACAACCACTACCAGATGGCATGTTTGCAGGCCCTTGGCCGCCCCAGTCCTGGTCAGCATCGCCTTCGTATCTAGGCTGTACAAAACCATTATCGCCATCAAGTATATCACCTGAATCTTCTGTAGTTACAGTTGTCGTTGTTGTTGTAGTTGTGGTTTCTGTTATTATTGTGTAGCCATCAGAACCGTGCTCCGTGGTTTCTACTATGTCTTCTACTATCGTTTCTTCTACACCTGGCGTACATACTCCTGTTGCTGTAACAGGACACTCAGCTCTAAGGGAAGAAGGCCACGACGCCAGAATGCATAACCATGCCAGCAATAAGTAATTTGAATAATTTTTGACCATCAGTTAGTCCAGGTTTTTTGTTAGCTTCTTGTTTTACTGTTTCTACTTTCTTGTATACTTCTGATCCTTTAGGTATCATGTCAACGTTAGCTTCCCATTTCTCACGTGCTTCATCACCGATAGAACCCATGTAAGGACAAACTGTGCCTGCCATATACATCGCATCCCAGACACGAGGGTCGGCACACAATGTGGATACTGCAGCGACTTTCATGCCCATTGAATAAAGTGATCGTGATAATTTTATACGTTCACAGTTTTCATCGGTTACCGTAATTCCGCTGCTAATACCGAGGATTTGGGTTTGCACTGCACCAGCTACTGCTGTCTTACACACGTCAGAATTGTTTACAACAACGCTAGGTGAGTTTGCAGTTGGTGGCGCTTTGTCTGTTACTACTGTTGATGACACAGTTGTATTTGTGTCAGCGCTTTTTACATCTGTAGCTACAGATACAAAAGTTATTGCTGCCAGTAATGCTATTAATGTTTTCATAAAGTATTTAAACCTTGTATAGGAAAAGAATCAAAGGGTAAACAATATCCAGTGGTAACTAAATTCTGTTTATATTCCAATGGTTTAGACTCGTAAATGTTTAAGTAGTTTGTCAATGATTGCATGCAACTTTCTTCTGTTCCATACAAAAAAGAATTAGTTCTAACTGATGGTAAATTAGGTTGTGAGATCATTACAATGAGTAACCAAACTTTTATCATTTTTGTTCCTTTAAATCGTAAAAATAATTTGTATCATCACCTGCTGTCCATTTAGATTTATTTTCTACAGAGTAATATTCTGTTGACACTTTAAAATCAGGTTGCTTTGTTTCTGATGGTGTAAGTGATTTGTCGTAATAAATAATTCTATTGTTAGGTTGTGCTGCATAGTGACCGTTGTCAAGTTCTATTATGTTAAATGATTTATGTTCTTCTGGCACTTCACTGTAGCTGGTGTTTAATGTGTTGTGGTCAGAGTGACAGTTGTCAATTGTAAATAAATATTCTCCGTGATGCCATTTTTTAGATGGTGATAAATATTTGCAGCGTACACCTGCAAGCGATTGTTTTTCTATAACTGTAACATGGTAACTAAACGCGTCCCACAGTTCTAACTCTTCTAGTGCGAAATCATCTTTAACATTAGGGTCACTAACAAAAGCACTAATAGGCAGCTTATCGTATAGAGCACCATATTCCGGCAGATACGTTTCAAAGTAGAGCGCTCGGCCTTGGATAGATTTACAGCTAATCCAAACACCTTCTACGTATTCCCCATGTCCTTTTTGATGATCATATAAATATTGTTTCTTAACAAAAACTTTGACTGGAGGTAGATTTGCTACCAGGAAAGACATATCAGTCTTTTTTCATCATTTTTTTGTAACTTGCTGTTAGATTTTTATTGACAGCAGAATCACTGTAGTTTTGTTTCATTAATGTTTTAGAAAACTTCTCTGCACGTTCAGATGCTTTTTTTACATTCTTAACTGTTTTTTTTACGTCTTGGTTTAGTTTATTTTTTTCTGATGCGCTTTTAAATGCTTTTCTTTTTGCGTCGAATTTTTTCTTTGCCGTGTTTTTAGAACCGCGACCCAAGGCTTTGCCAAATCCTCGTAGTGCTATGCCAAATATACCCATTATTTACCCCTCATGTAAGTCTTGTTAGGGTGATAGTATAACCATTTTATAAATTTATTCCAGTATTTTAGCATGCCTTTGTTAATTGGGGACCCCCTGCAACGAATGTGCCTGGGGTCCACCGAGATGAAATGAAGTTGAGAACATTACATGTACATGAACTGCGACAATTTGGCAATAAAAAAGTTACTTTGTCCTTGTTTTGTTCTGTAGGCTATGCTATACGACAGTTAAATGTCGATGTTGCAACATTGACAGAGTATGGCTGAACAACTGTCACAAGGTAGTAAGGCACACTTAAGGGGAAATACGGACAAGTGTCTGAGATAACCAAGGGTGGTACTGAAGTACTCGTTAACATTTTAGGATGTTTGACTTGTCGGGAAAAGGTTGGGGGTAGTCAAAGAACCCCCCTACTCACTTAAATAAGGAGAACTAGAAATGATAACAAAAGATAAATTTACAGAGTGGCTTAATAAGTCCAAGCGTAATGATAAATTAACATATTACCGTGGATTCTTATTTGCGCCGCATTTACAAAAGCTGTCACCTACATTAGACGAACGTCGTCCACGTGGTATACGCATGCAAGTTTACAAAGCGTATGACGCTGGGTTAGTAGAGTTAATACAAAAGAAGCATGGTGACTTTGATTATGAATACATGGCGGTAAGAAAATGATTGACATAATAATGTTTTTGATCATACCCATTAAGATCGCTATAGCACTTTACATTACGTATCACATTTATGCATGGGTGTTAGGCTTATGACAGCAATAAAAGAAGTTAGTGTGCGTGACGAATTAAAACGTGCAGAAGATGCATTTTACGATGCCATGTTTGTTGAAGACGAAGAAAAAATGTTAGCAGCAAATTATGCCATTGTTTATTACCAATCATTTGATGGGCATTATTGCCCGGAATACCCAGGTTTTTAAGGAGGAGAAATGAAACTAATAGAAGCTGCAGTGAAGATAGACAAAATACTGCGTGAATCAATTGATAAAGGTTCTGGTTTTTATGATACGTTAAGTAAGATAAAAGCTGTGAAAGTACATGGCATGGAGTTTACCAACTCCATGTTACTAGAAGTTATGTTAGAGTATGCTAAAAACTTTTCTGATTTTGTGAAGACAGAAAAAGATATACAGGAGATGTTTGATAAAGCAGAATCTAGTTGGAATAAAAAATTTAACTAATGGACATTAATAGTGTACCAAAGGTGACTATTACGTGGCTCGATGCCCGTGATATGGAAACTGGTTGGCTTGATATTAAAGAAATTGTAAACGCTCCATTGGCCGTCTGCCAGGAAACTGGCTGGATGGTCGTGAATAATAAAGAGAAGGTAGTGATTATGAGATCTTGGTGCGTGGACCGGGACGATAACCATGGTGGTGGAGCAGTAGCAATACCAAAAGGTTGGGTAACAAAAATACAATATTTACAGGAAACACATGCAGACGTACGAAATTAATTTATGGTTAGATAAAAAGGTAATAGAAAAGATAGTAAAGCAATTTGAGAAAGATGAAGATGTCATGGAGTATATCAAAAATAACTTTGATACAGCTCCTAGTCCAGAGTTTCCTTCCTTAGACCCAGATCGTGGTTATACCAGGCCTAAAGCTTCCAAATATATTATCACATGGGCTAAGGTCCATACATATGTAAGAAAGAAAGGTCCAACTAGAATACAGTTGACAGAAGAAGAAAAGGAAATACAGAAGACTCTTGAAGCATCAATAACTAAAGAAGCCATTGATGAATGGGGTCAAAATGAAATGCTACGTGAAGTAGAAAAAGATTATTGGAGTCACCCAGATGCAACAGGCCTTGAAGAAAAGAGATAGACAAGGGTTAACACCCAAACAAAAGAAAGTGTACGACATCATAAAAGCCTTTATAAAACAGAATGGTGTGTCACCATCTTACGAAGAGCTGAAACAGCTTATGGGGTCAAAATCTAAGTCACATGTACATAGTTTTGTGCATCAATTAATAGAACGTGGATGGTTAGGAAAAGGAAATGGCAGAAATCGGTCAATTTATATTTTGTAATGTGTCACCTATAGTGGTATATTTGCTAAAAAGTTTTTTTTATTTTGTTACCGGGAACCAAACTGGTGCCACAGTGACACAATTGGTGATTAAACTATATAATTCAATGACTTATGTTGTGGCACCTATGTGTCACTACTCTAGACGACGCAAGGCACTTTTTTGTTTTTTGGAAATAAAAATGAGTAAAAACTCAACTATACTGCGAGGTTTAGCATGGTAGATAAAAGAATTAGTAGTGCCACAAGTGGTGCCACAAATATGGCAAAAAGATATCCAATTAGAGATGATGGATTGACAGACAAACAACGTATATTTGTACAGATATATACAGAGAACGAAGGGAGGTTGACACCTACAGAATGCGCAAGACAAGCTGGATACAAAGAAGACAGAGCAAACACGACTGCGTCAGAATTATTGAATGGCAAACGCTTCCCAAAAGTAGTAGAAGCTGTGCTTACAAGAAGAGCAGAGATTGAAAAAACACATGAAGTCAAACTCAACAAACATGTCCAGGAGCTGGCAAGATTGCGTGAGAAAGCTCTTGGTGAGAAGTCCTATAGTGCTGCTGTTAATGCTGAGCGCTTGCGAGGGCAAGCTGCAGGATTGTACATCGATAGAAAAGAGATCAGAACTGGTAGTATTGACTCTATGTCTAGAGAAGAAGTTTTAAAGGCATTAAAGGAAGTTGGATTAGGAGGTAAGTTTGAAAAGAACGGAGCAGGAACAAAACTATCAATCGAAGAGGAATCCAATAGCCAAGTCATTAAAGACATCACGCCAGTGGAGTCAAAAGATAATCAAGAGCAAGAAGAAGTATGACCGTAAAGACGGAAACAAATTTTTGGAAGACTTTAAAAAAGTATTTAGACAGTGGTAATTACATATCATCAAGGCTAGAAAGTTACGTTACGCCAGGATTCCCAGATTGTTTAGTTTATCACAACAAGACAGGATTCTTTACATTAGAATTAAAGGTCGTAAATAGTAGTACCAAAGTGGTACTATCTCCCTTTCAAATTGCCTGGAATTCACGTCATGGAATAGCAGGAGCACAGTCATATATCTTGGTTACCCTGCCTGACAGAGGCGAGGTCAAAATGTTTCATGGGTGCAAAAGCGTGGAGCTCGGCCAAAAGACCGTGGACCAAGTGCCTGGGCTGTACGAAGGACGGCTCGCGGATCTCGATTTTTGTCAAGTTATTTCAAACTCCCAAACTCCCTAATATAAACTAAGTTGTGGACAAGCTGTGGATAACTCGCCGGCCAGGCGCCGGGCGCCCGGTGCGCAGCTGGGGGATTAAAGCTCCCCGAAACTCCTTAAAAACTCCCGAAAACTCCCAAAAAAATACCCTGACCCAGCGGCCGGGCATCCTGCTTCGCAGCGTGTCCCGCGGGCCCAGCAGTCAAACTCCGAAACTCCCGTAAAAAAACTAAGGTTTCTGCCATTTTTGTTCTCCATCTGCTCAGGTTACACCGGGCGCGCCCGCTGGTCTTCTGCGTGCAACCTTTGGAATAAAATCCGCAGAAAACAGGGAAAAATTTTTGACTTCCATCTTGACTTTCCTGGAAGCAGGTGTATGTATATACCAGGCCGGGACACAAATAAGTATCCTGAAGATATAGAAAGGGCGGAAATGCTAGATTTTTTACTTGGGATCCTACTTCCCCTGAAGCTCCTGCTGCTGGGCTACGCTGCGTGGCAGCTGCTGCACTGGCTGTTGTAGCTGCTGCGCCAGCCAGTTAAACTCCGAAACTCCCCATCTTAATTATTAAACTAATAAGGTTCGTGGTTCTCGGAGCTGGGAGGCCGGGCGCCCGCCGGGCTGAAACAGGCTGGTAAATTTTATTACTTCACACTTGTCATCACATTGGATTCGTGATATGACTGCAGATAGAAAGAGAAAGGACTACTATGATTCGTTGGAACAAATGGACTAGAGATTATACATATACTTATGAATGGCATGATGGGGCTTGGCGATTTATCCACAAGAAAAGTAATCGACCCATTGTACATTGGTTTAAGTCATGGTATAATACATCATACTTCATGCTTTGTAGGCGTTCGTATAAATGAGGTATCGTTAACTAATTGCCGAATCTTCCGATAGGCAATACGAGGCAAGATAAACGGAGTTATTCGGCTCTTGCCTCAAAACTCCAAACTCCCAAAACTCCCCGAAACTCTTATGATATTATATAACCACGTCTTGACCACACGCCCGGGCGCCCGCCGGGAGTTCCTGCTGACGCTAACCCATTTGTTTCCCGGGCATAAAAAAAGGGCGATATTATTATCGCCCTCATCAACCATATAATTGTAGGTATATGTTACATGGTTAAACCCATTCTCTTTAAGACATATCCGACCTCGCTTTGTAAATGGTGTATTAAGTCTGCTCTATTGTCTTTGTCTTGTGCAACCCATTCAATGACTGCATTACATAGAACACCACTTATTAACTTCCAGTCCATGCTATCTTTCTGAGGTACTTTACTTATTAGTTCTTCTACATTACCTAAAGTAGCTTGGCTCTTGGAATACTCTAACACCTCTTGAAGAAGAGGTGTAACATCGACATTATTAATAGTTTTTGTTGGTACGATATCGTTAGGCATGAATTTCCCACTCCCCAACTTCGTGACCATTGACTTCAAATACAGTTTCAGGGTTTACGTTCGCCCATCTTCTGTGTACTTGGTCAATACCATTACCTATTCTATAAACTAAGACATAGTTTTGATGCTCAGTTACATTACTAGGAACTGGATTGTTAGTGTGTCGCCAAGCGTTACTACCTAAGATACCTCTCTTAACTACTGACACCTCGCCTTTGTTGTTAAACCATTTGCAAGAGAACATCTTGTTCTGTCCTACCATGGTCTTGAATTCTGACTTTGTCATATATACCTACTTTCTATTTATTATTACTTGTACCATAAGTTAGTAATCCTTGTACTACTAATTGCATTATGTTGTGGATAACCTGTGGATAAGTCGGCCGGGACATTAAGACGCATGCGACAAGATGTCGCACCCGGCGCCCGGGAACTCTTGCGGCTCACTCCTTCGGAGTTCGCCGCCCGGTAACTACGCGAAGACCCATCCCCCCCTTTTTGTATCTAACATCCATATAGTGCTGCGTTACACTGTTTGAGAGTGACAATATGCTACAAAAACGTTATATTGGAGTTTCAAAAAAATTTTTGCAAAATGGAAAACATTTCAGAGTTAGAATCTTTAGATACCAATACACTTAAACTGTTGCTCAAAGACGCTATGGATAAAAAGCGTGATATAGCACAGGGTGATTTTTTAAAATTTGTTAAAGAGGTTTGGCCTGATTTCATTGAAGGTAAGCACCATAAAATTTATGCAGAAAAATTAAATCGTATTGCAAATGGTGAGCTCAAGCGTTTGATTGTTAATATGCCTCCTCGACATACAAAATCAGAGTTTGCATCTAATTTGTTTCCTGCATTTTACATGGGCCGTCACCCAAAGGCCAAGCTTATACAAACCACACACACTGGTGAACTAGCAATCCGTTTTGGACGTAAGGCTAAGAACATGATAGAATCATCAGAATATGAAAAAGTATTTCCAACAGTTACACTTGCAGCTGACTCCAAGGCTGCTGGACGTTGGGAGTCAAATCATGGCGGTGAGTATTTTGCTGCTGGTGTTGGGGGTGCTATTACTGGTCGTGGTGCCGATTTACTTATTATTGACGATCCTCATTCTGAGCAGGATGCTCTCTCGCCAACCGTTTTAGATTCACACTACGAGTGGTATACTTCTGGTCCACGTCAGCGTTTACAACCTGGTGGCTCGATCGTTTTAGTCATGACACGTTGGTCAACAAAAGATCTTACTGGCCGACTGCTCGAGGCCCAGGCTAAAGACCCAGCTGCGGATCAATGGGAAGTCGTCGAGTTTCCTGCAATCATAAACGAGAAACCCATGTGGGGAGGTTTTTGGACCATAGAAGGTTTACAAGGAGTCAAGGCTTCTATCCCTCTAACCAAGTGGCAAGCACAATGGATGCAGGCACCTACCTCCGAGGAAGGTGCGATTATAAAACGTGAGTGGTGGCGCGAGTGGGAAGAAGATAGCATACCAGACCTTGAGTTTATTATACAATCATACGACACAGCATTCTCTAAAAAAGAAACAGCTGACTTTTCTGCTATTACAACGTGGGGTGTATTTAACCCTGACGAAGGACAAAAAGGTTTAATATTACTTGATGCAAAAAAAGACCGTTGGAATTTCCCTGAACTAAAAGCCGAGGCCCTAGAACAATATAAATACTGGGAACCAGAAATGGTATTGGTAGAGGCTAAAGCTTCTGGCTTACCTTTAACTCATGAGTTGCAAAAGATGGGAATACCTGTTATAAATTTTACACCCTCTAAAGGTAATGATAAACATTCGAGGGTAAATAGTGTAGCACCCCTGTTTGAATCAGGAGCTATATGGGCACCAAAAAAAACGTTTGCTGAAGAAGTTATAGAGGAGTGTGCAGCATTCCCATTTGGCGATCATGACGATTACGTGGATTCAACCACGCAAGCTTTAATGAAATATAGACAAGGTTATCATGTTACGTTAAAAGATGACTTTGAAGACGAAGGAATAGACAAAGCTAGGAGGAGGGCTTACTATTAATGGTCACAGTAGTACGAAGGGATAAACCAGAAAACCCAAACAGACAATCACGCACGTTTACCAATCCGCAGGACATGAACATACAACCTGCAGAAGGTCCAGGACGTTTCCAACGCGGCGTTGATATGATTTCAAATTATTTTTCTAATTTAGGAGACAAGCGAGCAAA